CCCCACTCATATATATGAACCCCCATTATTTTTTCAGCCCCTTCCGCCTATTTTCATTTCTAACTTGACAGTATTAATTTCATAGGGTATAGTTTTAGCATATAAACAGCGGAGTCCTTGCGGGCTTTGCTGTTTTTTTTTGTGATAAATCCATGATGGTCGGAAGCATCGCATGGGCGATCTTAAAAAAAGCTAATCACATTACAGGAGGTGTAATGGGTAATCCGGGTGGTTTGAAACCTAAGCACTTCAAAGCTTTAGAGTTATGGGAGGAGGGGATCCTTTCCATTAAAGAAATAGCTGCTGCCGTTGGGTTGGCACACGCTACTATGTACGACATGTTCGAAGGTAACGCAGTCAAAGCGGGACCCATAGCCCATCTATTCAAATCTGAGCTGGATAAAATAACCCAACGCTCAGCTTCAAAGGTACGTCATCTCGTTAAGGACAATAAGAAAGCAGCACTCTATATGTTGAACACTCGTCTCAAGAAACTCAGGGCTAAGAAAGTAATGACCTCTGAGGATACTAAAGAGATTGTAAGTATAATGAACACTCTTAATAAGGCCACGCCTGGTATAGAAATTGGCTCACTACATGCAATGACTATCCATAGAGGCATGACCCCGGAGGAATTAGTATATGAGTTCCAACGCCTCAAAGCGCTTGCAGACAATTCATTTAACCCAAGAGGAGTTCGGGAAGCTAAAGAGAGAGGACCAGATGGACTACCTAGGTTTACTGAACCAGGAAGTCCAGATACGGAAGAGTAGGAAACTACTGCTCTATGAGCCCAATTCAAAACAGCTCGCATTCCATACATCTCTCTGCAGTACACGAGCTCTATTCGGTGGTAACCGTAGTGGTAAGACTACAGCCGGTATCATCGAGTTCCTATTTTACCTTACAGGCATCTATCCCAAATGGTATCCGGAAGAGAAAAGACATGATGGCCCCGTTAAAGGCCGTATCTGTGCTAAGGATTTCCAGAAGGGTGTAGGAGAAGTTATCATACCGGCCTTAGAAGAATGGCTGGACGATTCACTTGTACAAAAGAAATTTAGAAATCCCCTCGGCATTCCAGTGAAATGGATACTTAAGAACGGTTCTGTGTTTGATATATTATCATATGAGCAGAATACCGAACAGTACGAGGGCTGGAAGGGTCACATGGCCTGGTTTGATGAGCCACCACCACGAGATAAATATATTGCAACCCTTAGGGGATTAGTAGACTTCGGCGGTAGGAATTGGCTTACATTAACCCCTTTGACTCAACCATGGATATACGATGAAGTTTACGCAAAGAGTGATGGTAAACGCATCTTAGCCGTGACAACGGATATACGTGATAATGTTCACCTTTCTGAGGAGGACATAGCTGAATTTGAGAGTAAGTTAACCGATGAGGAGAAAGAAGCACGTATCCACGGGCGATTCATGCATCTTAGTGGCCTCATCTATAAAGAGTTCGATGCTAATATTCACATTTGTGAACCTCCCCGTGTCACTGCAGGATGGACTAATTATTTCTGCATTGACCCCCATCCACGTACCCCCGTGGCGTGCCTTTGGTTGGGCGTTGATCCTCAAGGTAATCATTGGGTATACGATGAGCTATGGTTAAAAGACATGGATATTGAGCAGATAGCGCATATGATACATGCTCAAGAAGGAGCGTATATACCAAAGATACGGTTCATCGACCCCGCGATGGACAAGGACAATGCCCTCCAAGGCGGCTTCAATGTACGCAAGGAACTGTCTAAATACGGCATCTTCTGTCAAAGGGCTAACAATGACCCTGATTTGGGTAAAAGTCGCATTAGAATGGCTCTCAAGCCCAAATACAACGCAATGCTCAGGACTGAGGTACCTTTGTTACGTATATCTCGTGCTTGTCCGCAGACTATTTATGAATTTCAGCATTATATATGGGGGGAACGTAAGAATAACGATGGCATGACTCAGAAGAATGATCCTAAAAAAGCGAATGATCATTTCATGGACAGTTTACGATACATCTACAACGCAGATCCGAGGATAATAGAGCAGGAAGTAGAGGAAGAAATTGTCTATGAGGGGAAATATACGAAATATCCATCTACAAGAACCGAAACTGTGACCACAGGAGGCTATAGGAGCCTTGTGGAGGAGAGATAATGTCTAAAGTAGTCAAAATGTATGATGAATTGGTCAAAAAAGGCTATACTAAGAAGGATGCAGCTATAGAAGCCCAGAAGAAAACTGGCATGTCCGTGCGTACCGGTAGGCGGATTAAGGCTAAAGGAGAATATGATGGCAAGACACGACAAGGTGCAAGTGCCCTCGTCTAATACGGAGAAAGATTCGTATGTAGACCACGTAGTAACAGAATTTGAACGATATGAGATATTCCATAAGGACAGATTCGAAGAAGACAAGGATATTCAGGACTTATGGGAGAACAAAGAGCTTGATAGGGGACAGTCTTGGATGAATGCAGTGGCTGTACCGCTTATGTTAGAGGCTGAGCAGACAGTAACCCCACGCCTATTCACGGCGTTGTTCCCAACGGATGCACCTCTGGACGTACATGTCGAGGGTGATACTCCTGCAGCACAGGGAATACAGATCAAGGGGCTACTTCAGCACTATTTCAGAGTATCTGACGTGCAGGGTGAAGCTTTACCTATGCTCACACAGACTACATTGTTCGGTACTGGGTACATGGAAGCCGGTAGCTGGATGGTTCGTAAGGGTTGGATAGAGACTCCAACTCAACCAGTGAACCCAGTCTTAGGTAACCCTGACATGAATTATGTAACCTTAGAAGCACGGCCTGATTGTGGAGCAGTTGACTATTTTGAGCTATTCCCCCACCCTGCCAAGAGAAAGATGAATGATGGCTTGGCTATTATACGGAAATATTGTATAGATGGAGAGGCCTTAAAGGCCTTAACACAGGATTCTAATTGGCCTGGAGGCAAGCTTAAGGAAGCCTTAGACTCAACTCCTCCAAAGGCAGAAGATCAATATAACCAGAAGAAAGAGCGTGAGTATGAAGTATTGGAATACTGGGGACCTTGGGATGAGGAAATACATAAGGATGAGAAGGTTGTTACTCGTAAAGCAGTTCCTTATTGGATAATCGTTATCAACCGTAAGGTTTGCATACGATATATACAGAACCCTTATAATCACCAAGAACCTCCTTATGTAAAGACAAAGCTATATGAGAGTCCAACACCATCATGGTTTGGCGTTGGCGTTGGGAAGGCCGGGAAGCCAACGGCAGATCGCGTCAATAAGATTGTTAACCAACGGCTGGACAACGTTGACTTGGTTTTAAACAAGCAGGGGTTCTATAACGGCAACGATCCCCTCATAAACACTAAGAAATTACAGACATCTAAACCTGGTAAATGGCATAAGGTGTCTGATACAGTTACGTCTATCCGCTGGATGGACACGCCTGATGTTACCACTTCTAGCTACAAAGAAGAAGAGCTTGCTAAGCAGGACTTCAGAGAGGCTACAGGTGCTAACCAGGCTCTCATGCCAGGGCCCAAGGAGGATACTCACCGTACTGCGATGGGTATACAACTTCTTCAAGGTACCGCGGGAGCTAGATTTCGGCCTGTTCTCCGTAAAATGGAGATTGACTTCATCCAGCGTGTGGCTATGCTTTACTTTAGTAACCTTAAGCAGTTCATGTCTGAGTCTCAATGGGTAGAGATTACCGGTAAAAGTGGTAAGACTAAGCCTATTAAGATCAGTCCAGAGCAGATACAGGCTAAGGTGTTCTTTATACCTACAGGAGTTAGTGAGACAGTTAATAAGGAAGTCCAAGTAGGACAGCTTCTCAGGTTCAAAGAGATTACAATGAATGATCCTACAGTAAACCGTACTGAGATTAATAAGAGAGTTGCGGAGCTGATGGGCTTCAAAGACATAGAGAAGCTACTTGTACCTCAGCAACAGGGTCAGATGGGTGGTCTTGGTGTAGAGGAACAGATGCGGATACAGCAGAGGGTGGCAGAAGGGGCTGATCCAGCTCAGATAGCTCAAGAGATGTCTGGAGGCATGCCACAACCCCCAGCACAGATACCAGGGGTAACTGATCAACAGGCAGGGCAAGGATGAGTAAAATAACAGAAGATAAAGGTATTGAGATACGCGACTCCAGAACATGGAGATGGGTAGTAGAAGAACTAGATTATCGTATAGAGATAGGATTGGGTGAGTTGAGGGCGTGTGATTCAGAAGATTTACCATTTATCCAATACAAGCTCAAAATATTAGAGTCTTTAAAACGTTTACCAGACGACGTAGTCGAAAGGGAGACGTACTCGGTTTCGGACTGACCGTTAATAGTTCGTAATAACAAGGAGGCATTATGCCTGAACCAATTACACCGGTAGTACCTGGAGCACCCGCAGTTGCTCCTACAACGCCACCAGCGGCGCCAGCTGGAACTGTTCCTCCAGTAGGGACACCCGGAACTCCCCCGGCAGAGGAGAAGGTAGTACCTTTAGCAGCGTTACATGAGGCTAGGGACACTATCAAAGAGATGCGAATGGAAATGGACACTCTGAAGGAACTGCAGACACAAGCGTTCCAACAGCCTCTCCAGGGCCAGCCGCAGCAATTTAATGCGGACTTCTCACAGCAACAAGCTCCACAACAGCAAGGTCAACAGCAACTTGACGAATTGTGGAGAGTAGACCCTCGTAGGGCAGTACAACAGGAGATGACTATGGCTTTCCAGTGGTATGATCAAGCAGCAGGAGCTATGGATCAGCACATTGATCAGTTGGCAGTTAAGATGCCGGATGTCGATAAGTACAGAAGCGACATCACTAAGCACCTTAGAAAGATGCCTCCGAACCAACGCGCTGACCCAAGGGTTGTTGCAGCAGCATATTACTATGTGAAAGGTCAGAATGCAGATAATCTTGTTTCTTTATCCAAGGAAGATTTGATAGCTAAGATCAGAGCTGGAGAAGAGATACAGGGTTTGACGGCAGCTGGCGGTGGTTTACCACCTGCACCAGCTCCTGCTAACGCCGGACCTACAGCAGAACAAATTACCGCTGCCGGTGCAATGGGTATGACTACTGAGGATTATATGAAGGGGGTAAAATGAGTTTACTCGTCTTACCTAGAGGGGGAATGCCTCGCAAGGGCATGAACCGAGGTGCGTTCAGTGGCAAGCTAACTTGCCCCAAGCACAGCTGTGGTTCAAACTCTATTAGATTGGTGGAGAAACTGACTGAGTTCAGGTACAGATACCGCTGTCGTAAATGCGGTTTCGGTTTCCAGTACGATATTTCAGGAGCTCCTCCAGGGTTTGACGGCGGTGCTCATCCATATGCGCCTTTCAAGAAGAATAGGTTTCGCCAAATCATTGAGAAATGGAAGCGGAACAAGGGAGCCAAAATTAAATAAAGGAGAAATGTTATGGAATTTAGTTATGATTTAAGTCACGCTGAGATGATAATACATGATTATGTTACAGGTGATGGAGCTGATATTAAAAAAGGTGCTGCTTTAGGTAAAGAAGGTGCTGTTACTACTGCAGAAGACCAGTTTGGTATAGGGCTTGTTAATCCTGCAACTTGTGATAACTTTATTGGTGTATCTACTGAAATGTATGACTTTGATGCAGATGGTAGTGGACCAGATAGCCAAGGCGATAATGGGGCTACTGCGTCTGCCACTGGTGTTAGTAATTATGTGAAATGCTCTATCAACCCGCTTGCTGTGTATAGATGTGAATACTCACAGGTAGCTGCGGATGATACAGCTGGAACAGCTGCCAGTGCTACTGGTAAAACTGTTACTTCTACATTCACGACTGATAGGGAAGGTGACTGGATTTATATTACACCAGTTGGCGATTCTACCAGTGTTGGTGCAGGTAATTTATTTAAGATAGGTGCATCTAACTCTACTACAAGTGTTACAGCTTGTACGAGTTATGATGACAGTCTTAATGCTATTACCGCAACAGATACGTTTATCGTTGTTACTAACCCGTATTCAGCTCTTGCAGCTGGTGGGTCGTTGGATTTAGAGGCAACTTGTACTAAAATTAGTGGTGTAGCTGCAGCAGGAACAGGTGCGATTACTGTTCTTGAAAGTTATGTTACTGACAAAGCAACACCGTTGGAACCGCTTAAGGTTGAAAGAAACTCTGGTATCAATTATGACTCGGCTACTTGTAAGTTGTATTCAGATATCAGTTTCCCTGAACACATGTGTTTAGGTGCACCAAGAATTGTGACTTAAATCAGCTTAGCGAATAAAGGAGGATAGTAATGGGCGTTTTAGTTAGCGAAAATTTTGGATATCTCAATAACTAAGGGAGTGCTTAGATGAACGAATCGAAATACAAACATCTGGATACAGAAATAGCAGGGCTTTATCGCTCAGGGTTAAGTTGCTATAAGATAGCACCTATTTTAGGTGTGCGAAGTAACACTGTATCCTACCGTATCAAACAGATGGGTATTTCTCGTTCTATCTCTGAGGCTTCTATCGGACACCCTAAATCTACTGAGCATAGAGATGCGTTATCTCGAAGTCGGATAGAGAAGGGTGTTGGTAGGGGTTCAGGGAATCCTAACTGGAAAGGTGGCGTGACTAAAGAATATGAGAAAAGGGCTGCGGAGATGAAACGTGACCCTCGTTACAAGGCATGGAAGAAGGCTGTAAGAAGCATCGGATATTGCGAGGCTTGTGGTGATACAGAAAAACTTCATGCACATCATGTTCTGCCAAAAGCAAAGTTCCCGCATTTGATACATGATATCGATAACGGGAAATGTCTTTGCAAGAAATGTCATACTACTCTTCACAGCGGAGCTAAGTTCCATTCGGATGAATTGCTGGAAACCCTAACGGTAAATGACGAGGGCAATCAGCAGCCAAGCCTACAGAGTAGGAAGGTTCAGAGACTACTGGAGACCAGCGATGGTCTTAATAACCAGCCAGAGTGTCCGACACGAAAGTGATGATATAGTCCATACCCCTGGAAACAGGTGGAATAATATGTTTAGATCCAGGTCTTCGTACAATCTTTATGGATGAGTATATGCTACCGGATACAGTGGCGGATAAACTGTTCTCAGTTGAGAAATCAACTAAGGCTGTTGAATACGACTATGCAATCGGTGGGGTAGGCGATCTTGAAGAGTTCACTGGCACTATACCTTATTCAGACGTTGATGGGCAGTACAGGGTATCGTACACTCATAGGGAATGGGTTCAGGGTATGAAGGTTGAAAGGAAACTTGTTGATGATGATCAGTATTCTGTTATCAATTCAAGACCTTTAGGACTTGCTATTGGAGCGAAGAGAACGAGAGAGAAACATGGTGCATCTGTTTTTAACAGTGCATTTAATACATCTGTATTTACTGGTGGAGATACTTACGCATTGTGTGCAAGTGCTCATTCCAAGGTCGGTACTACAACAATTCAGAGCAACACAGGTACGTCAGCTCTCAGTCCTGCGTCTTTAGCAGCCACTCGTTTGGCTATGAGAGATTACACGGATGAGACAGACAACTTGTTAACTGCTAGGGGTGACTTGATTCTTGTATCACCTGAAAATGAACAGAAAGCTTATGAAATTACTCAGACAGACCGTCAGGTCGATTCTGCCAATAACAACCTTAACTTCTTGAAGAGCCTCGGCTACAAAGTTGTTGTATGGGATTACTTGACAGACTCGAACAACTGGTTCTTAATCGACAGTAAGTTCATGAAACTGTTCTTGAAGTGGTTTGACCGTATTCCAACAGAGTTCAACAAAGACAAAGATTTCGACACATACATATCTAAATGGTCTGTATACACTCGTTATTCTTATGGTTTTAGTGACTGGACTTGGCTATATGGACAGAACGTAAGTTAATGGGTAAGTTTGGGTGAAATCCCTTTAGGCATCCAGTAACACGGCTAGGCTAGAACAGCCAGCACGCTACTGGGTGTCCCTAAAACGAAGGAGAAATAAAATGGGTTTTACAAAATTTCCAAATGGTGTATCGAGCTTCGGTATACCGCAGTTAGGTGGAGCAGGGCAGATTCCAGTATCGGTTACTGGGACATATCTCTATGTTGATTCAAATGCCACCAACAGTTCTGATGGTAATGATGGTACTGATCCTGCGACGCCTCTGGCAACGCTTGATGCAGCCATTAATAAATGTACGGATAACAAGGATGATGTTATTGTCCTTCTTCCTGGTCATGCAGAAAACATTACTGCTGTTGGTAGCATCATAATGGATACAGCTGGAGTTCAGGTTGTTGGTCTAGGTAGAGGCGCATATCGTCCTACTTTTACTATCACCGCTGATGTAACTACTACTATATCTGGTGCTAACTGTTCGTGGTCAAACTGTATTTTCAAATCGGGTGTTTCCGATTGTGCTGTTGGGCTCACGGTATCTGGTAAAGATTTCCAGCTCATAAACTGTGATTTTACAGAAACGAGTGCTGGTCTTAACTATTTCACGCAGATAGCAACAAGTGCAACTAACAACGAAGCCGACGGCCTGACTATTATTGGCTGTAATGCTTTTACTGTTGATGTTAACGCCTTGGCGTTTATTTCAGTTCTACAGGACATGGAAAGACTTAATGTTCAGGATTGTTATGTACAGCAGGGTGCTACAGCAGATGTTGGGCATTTCTTGATAATGGCTGCTAAAAATGTACTTCACGGAAGGATTCTTAATAACATCCTTATCACTGCTGCAACAGGTAATGCTGTTGGTGAGTTGATTGAAGGTAGTGGTACTGGCAGTACAGGTGTTGTTGCAGGGAACTGGGTTGGTTCTTTAGATACAACTGCTGAACTAATGAGTACGGCAACGCTGGGTTTTGCTCAGTTCGAGAACTACCATACAGGTACTATCGCTAAGAGTGGAACGATTCTTCCAGCTATTGAGACCTAAGGAGGAATATTATGGGTGCAGATCCTAAAGCGCTAAGAGCAAGAAAGAAAGCGGAGGCAGCAGTTAAGTTAGCAAAAGAGTTAGCTAAACCTGCAGTTAAAGCTAAAGTCAATCTCGATCTGAACAACGATGGAAAGATTGATAAGAAGGATGCTTCAATAGCTGGTAAGGTGTTGAATGCTACAAAGAAAATGAAGAAGTAAGCTAACCGGGGGCCTCGAAAGGGGCTCCCATACTTACCGGGGGGTAAAAATGGGAAAACAAGGATACGTAATGTCACCGTCAGAGCTAAGAACTGTCAAGGAAGAGAGACGCTTTATTGACAATACACTTAGAGATGCATCTGAGAATAAGACTGGAGCTGGCACCAGAGCGTCTCAGCTCGATGTAGCGGCGTTAAAACGTCAGTCGGCACGCTTTGCTAAGCAAGAGGATGACTTCGCTCCTAGAGAGCTTAGAGGGACAAATAAGGATAAGATAGCTAAAGAGGCTAAACGGTTGGAATCAGAGTTCACTCAGGGGATGCCTACAAGCAATGAGATGAACTTAGCTTCTACTGGAGAGAAACAGTTAGCATGGGAGAAAAGGAATGGTTCTAAGATACTGGAATGGAAGCAGTTAAAGAGACGTCTTGAACCGGGTAACCCTTCAGCGTCGAATGTAGAGATACTAAGGAGGAAGTGATGGGAAGAAGAACACTAGGAAGAGAAATATTGGCTACCGCTTCGGCAGTCAATAACACTACAATATATTCAGATAGTATGAAGTTTGAGACCTGCACGGGTGATTATGCTATGAAAGTTATTGCTACGGCTGCATGTAGTTATACCATTACACAGCAATGTTCAGACGATAACCTTACATGGTATGACCCTACAGACGGTAATGAAGGAGCTATTGGAGCAGTAACGTCTACTACAACTACTGCTGTAAGTGCATGGATAGTACCAACATTAGCGCCTGCACCGTATATACGCTTTAAGATAGTTAACAGTTCGGCTGTAGCTGGAACTGTAACTATTCATTTCTATATGCAAGAAGAAACTGTTTAAGGAGGAGTTATGGGATTCAGTAAGAATGCACCAATTCCTAGTTCCTCTAAAGCTAGCGTATACCTCAAGGGTACAGCTGGTGGCGACAACGTAAGATTATGGGGGTGGTAATATGATGTCTATGGTAATACCATCTTATAAAGACCCCTTAGTTCATAGGACAATAGAGTCTTTATTGGATAATGCTAATGGTGAAATTGAGATAGTTGTCGTTGTAGATGGGTATAAGCTCAGGAAGCCCATAACGGACGATCCTCGCGTTAAAGTAATTACCCTACCCAAGACCCTAGGTATGAGGGAAGCTATCAACGTAGGCGTTGAAAACTCAACTGGGGACGTTATTTTGAGGACTGACGAACACTGTGACTTCGGGCCAGCTTATGATACCATCTTAGCTAATGACCTTGAGGATAACTGGATAGTCACACCTACAAGATGGAGGCTGAATACAGTTACCTGGGAAAGAATGCTAAAGCCCATAGAGTTGGAACAGCTTATTATTAATACACTCAATCACAGAAAGTTTGCATCTAGGACGTTATGGCATAGGCAGGAAGCTCGTAAACATATAAAGATAGATGAGAAGACAGCTATGCAAGGGTCATGTTGGGTCATGTCCCGTAAGCATTGGGATAATGTTATCGGTAGGTTAGACAGTGAGGGCTATGGTACTCACTATCAGGATTCAGTAGAGATGTGTATGAAGACATGGCAAGCTGGTGGTAAACTTATGGTGAACAAGAACACCTGGCATGCTCATAAGCACCGCAAGTTTCCTAGGACACATAATTACAAGAGAGCTTGGGCGGATGCGTCGTTCAAGTTTTCACTAGATAAATGGGGAAGTTATTATGAAAACGTTATAAAAAAATGGGGGATATAATATGAAGAACGGGGTAAGTGTACTGATACCAGCTAGGAACGAGATTCATCTGCAGAAGACCATTGAGATGACCTTAGCTGCTTCACGGGGGGACATAGAGATTATAGTAGGATTGGATGGGTACTGGCCTGACCCACCTATAATAGACGATCCGAGAGTGACGTTGATACATCACTCAGAGTCAATAGGCCAAAGACAGATCATTAATGAGTGTGCTAGGTTAGCTAAAGGCAAGTATGTGTTAAAGACTGATGCACATAGTATGTTTGATGAAGGGTTTGATGTTAAGCTTAAGGAAGATTGTGAGTACGATTGGACAGTTATACCTCGTATGTATAACTTAGATATAGAGAAATGGGAACCTAAATGGCGTAAGAGGACAGACTTTATGTGGATAAGATCACCACATGCTAAAGAGAAAGCTTTCAGACATTACTACTGGGATGGTAAGTGTAAGAGGCAGTATCCTGAGATACATAAGATACATAAAGGGATGGATTACCGTAAAGGCGACATCTGTGATGTAATGACAGGACAGGGTGCCTGTTTTTTTATGCATAAAGATAGATACTGGGAACTAGGAGGTTGCGATGAAGGTCATGGAAGCTGGGGTCAACATGGTGTGGAGGTTGCTCTCAAAGCTTGGCTTTCAGGAGGATCCCTTAAAGTCAATAAGAAGACATGGTTCGCCCACTATTTCCGTGGTGGTGGTGGACCTGGCTTTCCTTATCCGGCATCGGGAAGAGGTCAAGAGAAAGCGAGAAAGCATTCACAAGACCTCTGGATGAATGGTAAGTGGCCTTTACAGGTACGACCTATTCAATGGTTAGTAGATAAGTTTTCACCATTACCGACATGGGAGGTTGAAAATGAAACCAAATAATTCTCAGGAATATGCTAAGACACAGATTAAGGGTGAAATTAAGCCCATAGAAAGAGCTGTTATAAAAGATATTGTAGGTAGCAATAGATGGTTCGCTAAGGGGAGAAAGTTTAAGGTTGCTGAGATCAGGAATAACAGGTTATCTTATGCACGTCCAAATAAGCTTTATGGTATACATTGGCTTACAGAGATATTTCCTTCAGCTGTGCATCGTATATTAGCTGGTGAAAATATAACCTATGATAATATGCAAAAGTTAGAATACTACCAGTATCTTAAAGCGCATCTACATCCTGTCTGTTTTACAGAAGGGTATAAGTGGAAGAATGCTGAGAGACATATATGGAAGAAGATAAATGATTTGATCCAATTATGTCATTCCATAAGAGACGATGGTCTAAGCGCACCCTTTGATATGTTCATGGATGGTGAGCATCCTATAATGATTAGAGGTTATCGTAGGGCAGAGGTACTCTATCAGCTAGGTGTAAAGAAAGCTCCAGTACGCATATGGCGCAATGAGTGGCTCTCTAAGCGCTTTATTCCTAGAGCATCATGGGAATTACCAGGTGAAGGTGTGCATGGTGCAGCTGTCGAACAGTTTATTAAGCATGGGCATAATGCTACAGACAAGTATTGGGTGCATGGTTACACCGCGTATTATGATGCACATTTAGGAGCTAGGAGAAGAGAAGCTCTTAAGATTTTTGAGATGGGGGTTAAAACGGGTATGTCTTTGAAGATGTGGAAGGAAGCTTTCCCTAAGGCAGAGATAACTGGGCTTGACCTTAAGAGACAGATGGATGATGAAGATAGGATACAAATATTTGAAGGTGATGAAAGAGAGTTATCAGTATTGGGAGCTGTGGCTAGAGCTAGGGGTCCTTTCGACTTGATAGTGGATGACGCCTTGCATAAACCTGACCCTCAGAGAGATAGCTTTAAGTTTCTATGGGATCATCTTTCCCCGGGTGGGATATATGTTATTGAAGACATACATCCAGCTTATGGTAGGGGCTATAAAGGAAACAATTTGATGGCTACACTTACAGATAAGATAGACCATATATGGACTGATCATAAGGTTAAGTCAGTGGCCTTTTACCCAAACATATGTTTTATAGAGAAAGCATGAAGAAAACAATAGTATATTATACAGACAACAATATTAATGATGCCTTAATGGCTAGGGTATGGGATCAGCTTGTCAAGGCGGCTAAGGGTATTCGTATAATTACTGTATCCTGGAAGCCGGTAGAGTTTGGGGTCAATGTTGTTGTTGGTGAGGGTACAAGGTCAGATGCTTCCATATTTGAGCAGATAGCCATTGGGTGTGAGGTAGCCGTAGACGCTGATATTATATATCTAGCAGAGCATGATGTGATGTACCATCCGTCACATTTTGAGTATGTTCCTGAAAGGGAGGATACTTTATATTTCAATAGGAACCGATGGTGGTGGAAAGATGGTAAGGGTTACTTTAAAGAGCACAGTAAAGCGTGTGGGCGTTCACAGATGGTAGGGTATAAGAATACTATCCATAAGAACTATACTGATATTACATGCGATAATAAGAGGGAATGGTTTATGTCACCATATCCCAACGTAGACATAAGGCATGATAGGAATTTTACAGACCCAAGGATAGGTGGCGGGATTGTTTCCACGGGTATACCATTTTGGGATAAGAATAAATTAAGGGGGGTATAATGAAAGGTTTGTTAACAGCTATATTGCTAGGGGCTATAGTTTATGTGCATCAGGGTGTATATGTCTGTACTCCAAACAAAGATGATATGATAAAGAAACAGGATGTTTTAGAAGAAAAGGCTTGGAGAAAATATCGATTTGATAAGCAGTGTGATCTTCAATTAGAGATTAAACGATTAGAAACAATGGCTAAAGTATATGGAGCAAGCGCATGAGCAAACTTAGTAAATTATTTGACGGTAAGAGTATAGAAGATAATCAGACAGATGGTACTCAGAAAACACAGATAGGAAATACTTTATTGCATAAGTTAAGCGGTGCAAAAAAGTCTGCATTTATGACTTTACCAATTACGATGGAAAGTACAAATGAAGGTAGTGAAACTGATGTAGAGCTAGAGTGTATCGGTGCTTATATAGCAAGACAAGGTGAGTTGGTTACGAGTCCAACATATAAGTATATCCCTGGCAATACAACATCTATTTGTAAATATGGAGCAGGAGTTCTTCATTCTATTATTGTTGCCGATAATGTCGGAGATGTTTATATATATGACGGACTAACTGCTGCTGCTCCTAGTAAGGTAATTTCACTACTTGATACAAAACAAGGTTCAGAAGCTATGGGGTCAGTTATATTCAATGTTCCTTTTAGTGATGGTTTAACTATTGAAACAGATGGAGCAGTACCAGTTACAGCAATCTACGAATAGGAGGAAAAATGGATACAACATTGTTTGATGTAATAGCTAAGCATGGAATTAGTGTGATGACAGTAGGGGCAGGAACATATATCTTGTTCTATTTAGTTAAGAATACAGTTGTAACCATGTCTGCAGTAGTAACTACTTTAGCAGATAAAGTAAAGGAGCTAAGTACAAACCTATCAGAATTTGCTGGTCATGTCAGGCGAGAGCACAGTGAGGGTGACGACAACCAGAAAGCTATGCAGGACAATCAGAAAGAGATGGTTAAACAACTTCAAGAGATTACTGTAACCTTAGGAAGGATCAATGGTTATAAATAGAGAGGTGGTATATGAAGATACCCCATACAAAGGTAGAGAAAGTTGCTCAACAGTTAAAGGAATGGGCAAACGAGAAGGGTCTAGGTATGATAAACTGGGAGCATGTAGCCAAGAGGTTATTAGCACACAGGAAGACAGGAGGGGACAATGGGAAGAAGAATAAAATCAGATAGAGTTGTATATGGAAGAAACTCAGAGAACGTAGCCCTTGATGACGCTAGGTATGTAAAGTGTTGGAACTGTGGGTTTATATGTCATCTCGACAGGGATGCTAGGTCTAAGAGAGGAAGCACTGAGGGAGATGGTATTAGTCAAACAAAAACCCTAAGGGTTGATCTTTAAAATTGGAGCGCACATATGAGTGGTGTATTAGATTTAAAATTTAATGATTCTGGAGCCGCATGGTTAACTGATGACAGTGCATCAGAGCATACTGTTACAGCCGCGGGAAATGCTAAACAAATACTTGCCGGAACTGGCGGCCCAACAGCGGGATTCATGGATGGGGATTCGGATTATTTTAAGGTCGCAGATCACGCTAACTGGGATTTTGGTACAGGTAATTATATCATAGAAGCTGACATCTATCCTGAAGATGTTACTGGCGTAACCATTATAGATAGTGCTGGCGCAGGGGGATGGACACTATCATTAGATGGTAGCGCTAAATTAATATGGATAAATGGTGATGGTACGATAATAACCACAACAACTGCTATCGTAATTAATACATGGACTCATGTCAAGGTTATCAGATCGGGAACTGGCGCAGACGAGACAACAATAGAGATTGACACAGTAGAAGATGCTACTACCGGAACAGATAGTAAAGATTATACATCCGCTGGAGCTTTAACTATTGGAGCATTAGAAACTCCCGGAACTTATTTTAATGGATGGATGAAGAACTTCAAAATAACCAAAGCCGGCACAACTGTACTTGATCTTTCCATGGAGAGCGACAGCCCCATGCCGATCCAAAGCTGCGCTCTCTTTGATGGCACAGGTAACATGGATATATCCAATAGTGCTGATTGGAATTTTGGTACTGGCAACTTTAGCATAGAAGGATATATTAGGCCGGATGCTTCTGGCAATTTATGTATTTTGAATTGGGCCGGTGGTAGGTCGCCAGTTTTAATTATAACCAGCGACAAGTTATACTG